ACGCGAGTCAGACATGAGAACACCAGAGATAGTACCTCCAGTGATCGTGATTCTATCGAAAATCTCGTATTGAATCGCTTGAACGAGCTCTTTACGAGTGATGTTCTTAGTACCGTCGTCACCTTGAACAAGGTTAACAATTACAAAGAGGTCTTCTGACCTGGTATTAGCACCGGTAATGGAACCTAGTTCTGAAATCTTTGACATTTAGTCTTTCCCTTTTTCTCTATATTTATAAGACCAAGCTACAAAAATATTAATTACCGCTGCCACTTAAACGGTTTTCTAAATCATTTACCTTTCCTTTCAATTCTTTAATTGCCTCGATGAGAAGAGGAATTACGTTATCATATCTTACAGCTTTGTAAGTTCCATTATTACGTTCATGATCAAATACTACTTCCGGTAAAACTTTTTCAATTTCTTGTGCTACGATGCCTGCGACGCGTTCTTCTGGTTTATCTACATAATTAAATGTGTATCCATTAACTTGTGATACTTTATCTAACGCGTTATTAATAAGTTGTAAATTTTCTTTTAGTGCTAAGTCTGAAGCGCTATAAGCAGTAATTACGTCTCCAGATGCTCTGACTTCTCCAACTAATAAGTTTCCGCCTACTTCTGCATCAGCTCCGACTATTAACGCGATACCAGAACTTTTACTTAGTGTTATTTCACCACTAAAATTATAGTCTCCTGAAGCGCTATCATTTGCATCAGATCTTATGAATTGTGTGCTGTTTAATCCGTCAAGTGTGTCAGCATCTGTAGCTGTACCACCGTCTGTTGCGTCTGTACCGTTTACCCAAGCTGATCCGTTATATTTTAACACTTGACCGGCTGAAGGGGATGTTATAGTTACGTTAGTAAGATCATCGAGTGTTGTTGCACCACCACCGATAACTGTACCATCTGAAAGTCTAAACTCGTCTGCTACAATATCTTCTAAAGCGATTACATTCGGAACAGTAAGTGTTCCGGCTGTTGAAAGCTGAAATTTAGTAGGAGCAACACCAGTATCTATAACGAAATTTCCTGGTGTACTACTCTCTATACCAACATCCCACGATAATGATCCATTAGTATATCTTGTTTGTGCACCAGCTGCGCCATAATTAAATGTAGCTACTATTTGACTTGTACCGACTAGTTCGATAGGAGACTGGAATGTAATCGTGCCGCTAGGAGTTCTAGAAGCGATATCATCAGATTGTAACAGTGTAGATGCTACAACGTTAGTGGCAGTAAAGATACCATTTAATGTAGCGTTTCCGTTTGTTGTATCACCAGGAAGCGCAGCAGTAATTGCTTCGTTTTTGAAGAGGTCAACAAGTTCGTTTGTCTTGTCAAACCAATTCTGAAATGTCTGCGCAGTAGTAATATTTGCTAATGATGGTTTCGCCATTTAATTATTTTCCAATTTCTCTATTCTTTCGTAAATAGTGATAATGCTTCTCTTGATCTCAAGAAGATCCTGTTGTAGTCGATCAACTTTACGATAGTATGATCTCTCTATCTTGTATTTATTTAGAGCTTCGATGTCAGTATTAATAACTGCGTTAGATTTCGGATCTCTTTTAATCGCCATTTTATATCCTCACTAAGTAAGAGCTACGCCGCGATAGTCTCTTAATGTAGGTGCGTTGTGAACGTTTGGAGAAAGCATATCAATTCTGATTGCGAATCTACGGAAGCCCGAGAAGTCACCGGCATTGCTCGTATATGTTAACACGCCACTTCCATCTTTGTCTGAATCTGAAACTCTGTACTTGAATTCTCTGTAATCGTTAGTATTCGAGGTTGATGAGAAAACACCTACACCTTCAAACAACTCTAGCTCAACCCAGTCAACATTATCAAAATTATCGCTATCAAAAGTACTTTGAGGACGAATATAAGTTTTGATATCCGTTCCGGCCGGTCTATAAGCTGTTAGAATCAAGTGAAGATCTTCAGCGTCTAGGTCTGCGGCGAGCTCAATAGTCTTAGAAATATATTTCGAAGTAGTAGCCGGAGTGTTAGTAATCTTATATTGATAAGCGAGTAATTTAGATACCTCAATATCAACAAAAGGAGTCGAAGTTACGTTGCCCTGATTCTCCATATTAATTTTTAGCTCGAATGCTTGAGTTCCGTTAGGATCGTTACTTTTGCTGTACGCTGTAACTCCATTCGTGCTGAAGTTGTTATTATCATTGAATTTCATACCAATATCGTAAGTAGCGCTAGGATCAGCTGGCGGAACGAAAGTACCTACAAGAGTCGTGGTAGAAACAGAATCGTTCGATTTCAAAATCATCGGCTGAACATAACTTAGATTGATGTTGTCGATCGATGCTAAGTTAGCAGTTGACCCACTATCGAATCCTATAATATTAGTCGCTGTTGAGAATGTGCGACCGACTTTAGCGGAACTTCTCTCAAGATGCATCTCGAATGGATTACGAAGGTTATAGTAGGACAAGTAGCCTATGACAACAGGTGTACCAGTTCCGCCTGAAACTAAGAATGAAGTTGGTTTATTTAACGTAATCTGAGTAGAAGAATCTATGCTAGAAACTCTGAAAATATCAAAGCGTGATCCTCCAGCATTCGCTACCTTAATGTAATCACCCACTGAGTAAGTATCATCAAGCGCGGTGCCGGTAAGTGTAGTGCTTCCTAGTGCAACGCCGACTGTAGCTGAAGTTCCACCTGATAGTGCTTTCTCTTGGTAGACAAGTTCACCAGGATTAAATCTTCCTGTGATGTTATTAACAGTCAAGAATTCACAATCATTGTGTGTTAATGTTACGCTACCAGTACTCTGATTAAAGTTATGACGATATAAAGTAAACTTCATATCTTCATCCTGATATGACTTCCAAGCACTATTATTAGTTGAGCTGAATAGTACCCCATCTCCCCAGTCCTGTACAATAGCGAAGCCCTGAGTGGCTCCAGGAGTGAGGTCTACACCACCGATCTTAGAAGTAAATACTAAGTAGTTTGGATCAGAAGCATCTGGTTGTAATACAACCGCGTACTCTTTTTCGACGTCAAGTCTTACAGGAGCTTCAAATACGAAGGTTGTCGCTACTGAAGCATCGTCAGTCGCTGAACTTGTAAGAGCAGAAGGAAGTTTGTGTACAGTAGAGAAAGGAACAATCTGGTTAGAAGGATAGCCGTTCACTACTTCACGAATCTGTAAAGAGATACCATTAGTTGTACTTACACGCTTGAAGTATACATCAACTTGTGATAAGAAAACTGAATTACTTCCAGCACCCATACCTTTCTTGACGAAGAATGTTTGAGCAATAGGATCTCGTCCTACTGGTCTGCGAACAACGTTTCTCGTTGTAGTTGTTGCTGCAACATCGAAAGTAGGAGCTCGAGTAGAAGTTGTTAGTGCTGTACGTTCTACTGAGAAGTTGTAAGCTCTATACGTTACGAAACCTTTAGATGTAGATGCACTATCAATCGTGCTGTAAACATCGACGTCAGCAATTTCAAGTACTCTGTCGCCGACAAAGAAAGTTTCGGCAGGAATTCTAAACACTGCTCTGAGCACACCGTTAGCGTCAGTTGATACTTCGTCTCCTAACTCACCATTACGTTCGACGTCACCGACTGTATTTGATTCTGTTCCAGGAATGACATGAGCATTAATATCTACACCGTCAAAGAAGAACCAGTGTCTCTGATTAGGACGTAATCCTGACATGTAGATCTTAATATCTCTAGAAGCCATGAAAGGCTGGAATTGGAAGTTAGAGATAAAGTCACCTACGAACTGTTGTGTGGTAGCTGTTTCTCCTACAGTTAGAGTTCTTGTAGTCGTTGTCTGTAAGAAGTTCTGACCGGCACCAGGGAAGTTACCGAATCTTCTAGCAAACTGATTCGGAATGAATCCATCAATAAAATCTTCAGTAACTGTGGTATCAGTTAATGGCAAGAATTCTTGTAAGTTGTCAATAAACTCTTGGAAAGGAGTCGCGAGATCGATGTCGATAGTAACAGGGTTAGTAGTGGTGTCGTACGTCGCGTCGTACGGAGGCGCGATCGCGCCGTCGCCTACGTATCTGTAGAAGTTACTTACGCAGTTACGGAATCCAGAAGCATAGGGTTGGCTGATGATTGAAACATTTGAGTTTCTACCTAAAGTAGCTACCTTAGCATCATTGATAGACGGGAATACAGAAGCGCTCGTTCCTGTCTTATATTTAAGATCGATTGGAAATGTCTTTACTGCAGGCGTCAGGATTCTTTGATTGAACGCAATAGCGGCATTGAACTCTGGACTTTCAATATTTGCAAGAGTAAGATCATTAAATGGATCTACAACGAAACCGTTCTTAAATCTTGTTAAACCGTTTTCATCTAAGATAGTAAGGTTTTGTGTTTCAGATTCTAGTTGACTTAAAGAAATGTAGTAAGCCATATTGTCGATCTTCTTCTCAAGCGCATGAAGATCTTTCATTGTATAATTCTTAACGCCTGTTGATTTTGCTTTAACAGCGTATTCACGCTTGCGCTGAGCATCAGCCTGTTTAGCTGATAGAGCTGGGAATCCAGGAACAGTAACATGCGCGATTGCTAGCTGATCTGGTCCTACTCTCGGCGGAACAGCGAATCTCTGCTCTTCACCTCTAACTAAACTAATTTCACCATAAGAATCACATACGATGCTATCTACGCGAGACAGATAATATTCAAGATCTGTAGTAATTGTTTGGTTTACAGCAGGAAGAAGAGGAGTACCGAAAGTCGTAAATGAAGGCGTCGTAGCGTCAACTAATGCGGTTACAGTTCCTGCAGCACCGGCTGTTGTGTGCGCATAAGATACATTAGAATCTAAGTTAACATACGGTCTAAAGTCGAAGCACTCACGCAAGTTATATCTTGCACCAGCATCTGAAATATACACCGGAATGTCGTAGCGATCTAATGTGTTTGGATAGCTGTTAATAGTGAAGAAGTACTCACCGGTCGAACCAGTGATCTGGAAAGCTTTAAGTTGAATTGTTAACACACCATTAGAAGGCTGCGGTCTTCCTTGAATATACTCCATGTATGAAAGATCGTAGTAAGTATCTTTCTGGTTAGACTTGAGTCTAAAGCTATCAGTAAAGTCATTACCGCTTCCATCAACGATACTTTGAATTTCGAATACGTCTGGGAATCCTAAGCTATATTTCGTCTGAGCACCAGTATAGTTAACCTTTACGTAAGGCTCAGCAACAGTCTTATCGTATGGTTCAACACCATTAACGCTTCCAATTAATCTCTTGTTATAGTAAACAGTAACACCTGGAGCAGAAGATGCTGCAGGATCTAAGTTGATTGTAAGTACACTGTTGTTAAGAGATGTAGAAACGCTTGTAACTGGAATGTATGTACTTGTGCTGTCAATAACAAGAACGTCATTGTTTTCACAAGCGAAATCTTCGCCCGGATTAGCATTAATAGTAATCGCGTTTCCTGTTTGTGTAGCAGCAGTCGATACTCTTACTGGGATAAGTGAATCTGTTGCAGCGAACAAGCTGAACATTCCTGTGTCGAAAATTAGAGGGCGTTTTTCAGCTTTCTTAATCGAAGCGACTGCGCCGCCTCCAGCAACAGTAACGAATCCAGATCCGTCAGCTATTTCTTGTACTTCAGAAAAATTCTTGCCAGAGTTCATACGAACACCGAACAGATAAACTCTTGTTGGTGTTATGTTGTGTACAAACGCTGTACCGATGTTAGCAGCACCAGCATCTCTTAGATTAACAGGGGTAGAATGGCTGATGTCGACTTTACCACTAAAAGATACGATGTCGACGTAGTTGCCATACTCAAGCGCGACTGCTTGGTTGTTAATCGTTTCTGTGCTTTGAACTTGGTCGATTTCAAAAGATCTTTCACCTGAGTTTTCTACTCGGTATCCTTTAACGTAAGCTACACCCGTTCCTACTAGAACATGTACTTGGCTGTCGACTTCACCCTCTGGAATACGATCATCTGTTTGAAGAGGAAAATCTCTTAGAATATAGTTTCCACTCTCTTCATAAGTGCGACGAGCAAGTTCTTCACCTAGAACATTATATTGAGAAACGTCACGAACAGTAATAGCGTTTCCGTTCTGATATCTAATCAGAGTAAAGAAGTTTGCATCAGCATTAGCTTCTGAAGTAGGAAGAACTGTAAGTGTAGGAACTAGTTTTAAGCGATCCGCACCCGGCGCATTCTCATTATTAGAGCCGTTTGCGTTGTCGTATAGAGATGAGTCTTGTAAAGCGTTGACTAGCGATTCTTCGACTTTATATCCTACAGAAACGTTATTAGGAAGATTATCGTACTTAGAAACGATAAGTGTTTGTTCAGCTGCAAATAAGAAATGGCCTTTCTGGAAAATAACACCAGGCGCAGATTGAATTCCGAAAGCAGGGCCTACGTGAACTTCTGGAGCTAAGCTAGTAACAGCAAGCGAACCGGCTTCGCCAGCCGCTGGTTGTGGTGTGACGTTTTCAGTAGTTAGAGGTTGATCAGTTGTTCCTCTCTTGAATTTATAAAGAGTAATTGTAAGACTCTCACCTTTAATGAAAGTCTTTACTCCAGATACCGTATTCGTGTAGTTAATGAAAAATGTATTTAAATTAGGAGGATTTGATTCGAATCCTCTTGCAGCCTGAATGATATTAGCTGTAAGACCAGAATCACCGCCGGTAAGCTCATATACGTAGTCTAGTTCTACTTCTACACCACCCAGCGTTTCAACTGCTGTTCTACTTATAAAATTTTCAGGATTGAAGGCGGCAGGTGTATTACCTACTTTTACGAATTGAAGACCGTCTAAGTTTGTAAAGTTACAACCTTTTACGATGCTACCTTCTTTAAAAACGTTATCGCCGAACTGCTCGACCTGATTTTGAAGCATGGTCTGCAGTTGCGTAAGCTCGCGAGCTTGTACCGCGTAACCTGGTTTGAACATAACACGATAGTATTGATCTTCTACATCGAAGTTATCAAAATATGGTGCTAGATTGAGGTCTGTATTAATAGGCATCTTTTATCATTTTCCTTTAATATTCCAGTACAAACTTGAATTCTTCTCTAGATAAATCTGTTCTTTCTAGAGGGAAGAAGTTTTCCATAAAGTAAACTTCTCCACTTCTTTGAATATACTCGGACACTGTAACGTTGCTTGCTGCTGGACTATTTATTTCTATTGTTTGACCGGTTTCATTACGAAATGGAAGAGTTAAATCCAATGAAGTGTCACCGTTTCCTGTGGCTCCATTATTCTGATATGGTCCCATGTATTCTGCAATGAAAACCGTATTGCTGCTAGAATCTACTTCGTGAACAATTCCGGTGAAAACTGTTTCGTTATTAGAATCTATTTGAATCAAAACTGTGTTAGCCGTTACTCTATCTATATCATCTGTTACGACCGCGATTCGATTATCAAAAACTTCTGGAGAAGCTCCAGAAAATATCGGATTCTTTACTATACCTACGGCAGCATAAGTATTCGTGTCGCCTATGTTAGTGTTGTTCTCAGCTGTAATATAAGCGTAAAGTGAGAAGTGACGACACTTAAACTCGTCGATGAGATTATATCCGTGACCACCGTCGGGAGAGATTCTAGCTCTTACTATTGCTCTTACGTCAGTAGTTGTAACATCTTCTGGATTAAAGTCGTAAATAGGATCTACCACTTCCACCGCAGCGTTGTTATATCCACTTCCTTTACTTAACATTGTGATAGAGGTGATTCTGCCATTAGCAATGTTAGGAATTCCTACTGCACCAGTTCCGTCACCTATAATACTAACTCTAGGGAATATCGAAAAGCTTGCATTGCTCGCGACCCCTGCAGCTACAGGATTAGGTTGACCTGAGAGTAAGTCTGCTCCAACACGAATTTCTGCATTCGTAGTAAGATTGTTATACTGATAGTACTCGATCTCGAAAAGACACGAAACACCATTTACTGGGTTGGTCGTGTAAATATATTGTCCTACATAATAGTTACTGATAGGGCTCCAAGTAGTAAAAGGATCTACTATCATAACACCGGAAGTAAACGGACTGCCGATCATTCCTCCAGTTTCTACTACGTATCCATCGTTATCAAGAGGATTTTCTACTAAAATATCTGATATTTCGCCACCACCGCTGACTGCAGGATTAATATCAAACGTTCCAGTGATAGGAATATAACCCAGCGCATTATAAGCTTCGAATTCTAAGTCTGTCATTCGATACATGTATTTCCATACATAACCGTCAGCAGTTTCATAAATCTGATTTGTCTGAGTAGCGTTGTAGTTAGGAGGACTATCTACATCAGCACCATCGTTATTGTTTAAGCACTTATAAACGCGATAGTCACCGGTATCGTTGTCATTAGGACCAACTACAGCATAGAATTTTTTGTCTGATAGATCTACTCTGTCATCATACTCTTCGTAAACCAATCCTCGTTGCCAAGGATAGTATCTAATCATAAAGTGAATGTCTTCGTTCAATACCTTTTTACCGAACAAAGTTTTTTCTAGAAATTGATTTTTAGCATAATTAGAATTAGCTGGATCAAAATCTGAAATCGCAGAGACGAACAAGTAATACTCATCAGTAGCTAGACTATCGATGAATCTTCTTGTAGTGTCGCTCTTAAAATTAGTAGTTAATATCTCTGGCATGCTAGGCTCATACTTTTGTTGGAGTCGTTTACTTTATTTATTCTCATTATCTAAGCTCCTACTCTTATCTTTCTACGAGGATATGTTTGTCCGGAGGTTGGTCTACGACCGAATGATGGGCCGCGAACACTATTAATATATTTACCTGTTCCTAAACGAATGGAATAAGGAATGTATATTCGATCTGGACGTGTGCCGAAAAGATCACTCAAGTCTGTGCTACCGTTTTGAAAGCTACCGTTTGTAACACGAAATACATCTGATGATGAATAGAGTCTTGTTGACGCAAAATTAGTAGGTGAAGGAGTGCTTGAAAAATCTATTAGTCCTTCACTATCTAATGGTTGTTGTGAATTCTTTTGTATAATTTCTCTAAGTTGCGTGATAGAAGGATACTCGCCTCGCTTAATGAAAAAGTCGCAAATCATAATGCTAGCGGTTCCTGCAGATTGAGGGCCTGCACAAGATGTTCCACTGAAGTAACCCCACGTTCCATCTAGTAGCGAAACGCTCGGATAAGCAGTCCAGGTATACGCGCCTGTTCCAGCAAAATCAATGACCGGTCCTCTATTACTGTAATCATCTAACAGCGGGTTGATTGTGCTTTGTTGACATGCTGCAACAACATAATCATATGAGCCGCCGTAATCATAGGGTCTTAGAGGATAAACGACCGAGCTAGCTTGAGATGAAGGTGTGGTTGCACTAGCAAAAACATATTTTCCGTCAATGTCTACAGTTATAGAAACATAGCTTGTGCTAGTATCAAGAGATAGCTTAGTGTTGTATCGAGGATCAGCAAGTTTAACTTTAACGTCACCGTTGTTTCCTGCACTCTTGAAGTGATATATCCCACCAGCACTATTATAGTTGTTCATGATAGTGTCCATAGTGGTATATCGTGCCGAATTTCCCCAAGTAAGCATCCACTTGTCTGTACTGTCTGCAGGGTCGTTAATTACTCTAGGAACGAGCAAGTTGTTAGTGAACGGCGTAAGATCACTTCCCCAACCACCGCCCGGTCTCGTAATCGTCGTTAAATTTCCATCTGCATCATACGCATCGATCTGATTAACTCTTTCTACCCAAATAGCACCGGTGAATTCTACACCGACGAATCCCCATGCTCCAGTAACGATTGTGGCGTTACGACGACCTGTTGCTGGATTTACTGGCTTGTTATTGTGGAAATTTAAAACACCGTTATATGCAGCAGAGACACCGTTTGATAGATAAACTACTCTGAGACTTGAAACTTTACTCCACCCGCAATATTTTCCTCCAGCTGCACTGAGTACTCCAATCGCATGGGCATCAAAAAATTCTGTGTTGTTTGTAATTTGATCATTGTCAACGAGAGCGTTATCGTAGTCAGTCCAGTTTGTTTTTACGAATCGACTTGCCGAATCATCTTCGTTTAAAAAGTCCGGGTGATTCACATAAGAATCATAAGTATTAGAAGGAATGCCTGCTTCAATAGCAACTATATCGACGTACTCGCCTGCGTAGTTTTGAGTTATTGTCGAGGACATTTCAGCATCTTCGCCACCAGTCGTAAAAAATCCTACTGGTCCTGTATTTCCAGATATGTCAACACCGCCAGTAAACCAGAAGTTAGTACCAGAATAATCTGCGCCATTTACACCCGAAGGATTTAATCTTGTCTTAAGTGTTGTACTTCGAGAATATTCTGGAGTTACCGGATAAGCGGTAGGTGTTACTCTTAGTTCTTCTTCAACGTCAATAACAAGGTCGCTAAGCTTGAGTGACTCAACTTCTGCTTCTGTAAGCTTCATTGAAATAATACTGTCGAAGTTATTCAAGTTACTGTGCACCTGCATTCCTGCCGCGGGGCCAGTAGTCAAGAAAGCTGTTTCGTCAGTTCCTGGTTGAAGAATGACAGTGTATATTTTTTTGTCCATGCATTAAGTCTCTAGTTTTAATGCTGTGAGCGTTACTGTGACTGTTCCTGTGCTTCCTGAGTTGTTAGTGATAGATACCGGAATTGTTGTTTCTCCATCATCAACGTATCCATAAACAGCAGGTGTTACTTTAAACTCTGTGTTAGCTGAAGTTGCTACGAACTCAGCGATGATGCCGGCTCCTTCAGGAGGATCATCACCTTGGTTGCGGCTAGCGTCAGCGGTACGTGAAGCTGTATCTGAATAGATTCGAATCCACGCTTCCTTGTCAGTTTGTACTGTGTATAGAGCGTAAGATTTACCTAGATTAGCATAAGCTACGTTTCCTGTAGCACCATCTGCGATACTTGCGGTTGTTTCGGCTTCTGTAACTCGAGACAGTGATACACCACCTCCGCCACCACCAGCTGCAGCTTCTATAGTGAGTGTTCCATTCATACCACCATGGTTTTGACACTGATACGCGTAGTCTCCAGATATTGATGCTGGAACTTTCCAATACAATGTACCTGATGTCTTGCCTTGAGCACTAGTGTCAGTCGTTACTGTTCCGTCAGTCGCTACGTGAACGAGGCCTGTGCTGTAATTCGAACCACCGCTTGTTTGAATTAAGAACGGGTGGCTTGAAACCGCTGAAAGATCGAAAGCGATAGTTGTTCCGGCTTTCGCATAAACTGTAGGATTGTCAGTTGTTCCGTATTGATCAAAGCGATATGCAGAAGTACCGTTTGCTGTTACGACAAGTGTTGTTGCTGCTTGTCTTCCAATATCGTGTACGTCTAAATCAGCCGTATCAATTTCGGTAAGAGCAGCAAATGTAGTTGAACCGCTGCCTGCGCTAGGATCAACCCAATCGTAGTCAGAACCGGTCCAACTTAAAACTTGACCTGTAGTAGCAGTTGATGTGTTTAAGTGCGTGTCGACGTTACCATCAGTATATCCAGATCCTCCGCCGACAGAAACCCAAGCGTAATCTGAACCATTCCAACTTAGAACTTCACTCGCACTAGCAGCAGACGTGTTGAGGTGTGTATCGACGTCTCCGTCACTATAACTACTAGGTGAAGCTGCAGCGATAGTGATAGTATCACTCGAATCATTAGTGGTTATAGTAATATTCGAACCGGCTACGAGTGTAAGTGTATCTGAAGTATTGTCAGCAACAACGTCGTTCTGGCCAGAAACTACTATTGTGCTAAAAGTATTTGAAGAAGAACCGCCGCCACCGCCGCCCGCAACATCAGTAAGCTTTGCGAGTTTAACCCACTCGGTTGAATTCGAATAGTAAAGATATCCAGTGTCTTGCGCGTATCCTAAACAACCCTTGTAAGTTGAAGCGTTTATTGCTAGTAGCGCAGATTCTGTAGCATAATAGAAAGAGATTTTATGTGGTTTATTAGGAAAATCAAAGTTACCGCTTCCATCAAAAAGCGTAGTAACTGAGTTACCTCCTAGTGCGAAGTATAACTCATTAAAGTTATCGTTTGTTTTATCGAATGCATTACGTAACGGATCACCGGATCCGTCGTTCGCTGATGCTCCGATGTTAATTGTTTGCTTGGCCATGGCGTTAAGTTCCTCGGAATTAATTTAATATTTATTATGGTGTAGGTTCATGATCCGCTGTAACGAACGTCGAGTCAGCAGTAAAGTTAGTAACTGACGCTTCTAGTAAGTTAACATCTGCAAGATCTAGTGGTGAACCTCTTCCGTCATCATTAAAGAATCTAACAAATCGAGCTTTTGTTTCTTGTGGTATCTCGACTTTGTAAATAAAATCGCCGAACATTTTTGTTCCGGCTAAGTGTACATTTTGTTTTAATAACTTTTCGTATTCGCCTTTCGAAAGTGTTGATCTAATCTGATAAGAGTATTCTTGATAGAAATCACTATCTTGTATTTTTTGTCCGGACGCGTAGTAAGTGTACTGATTAACGTACCTCCATATACTAGAATATGTTTCAAACCAAGGTTGTGTTCTTAAGCTTGGGGCTATGATAGTATTCCATCGAGTTACTGAAGCCTCTAGAACATCACTAGCACCAACCGCAAGCTTTAAGAATTGGAGAGAATCACTTGATTGAATAGATCCGTTCATATTGATGTCGCCATAAGCGAATCCGTCTGAAGCTGTAGTGGTCAACCAAGCATCTAGTTCAAGAGGCGATGCGGTTAGTCCTACTGCTACACGCGATACTTGTGTTACAAACTCTTGTGTCGGTAAAATAGGCGTTTCGTCATCATAAGGATCTAACTCAAATCCGTTTAAATGAGATGAATAACTGGCCCAATATCCACTAGTCCTACCCTGCGTGAGCGATCTTATTGTTCCTGATGCTCGAGGGTCGCTACTCGAATTTACAAGAGTTGCTTCTAGACCATCTACATAACCGAATCCTGAATTGTAGATAGCTACTGTTTGAATTCGGCCTATTGCAAACTCTGTATCAGAGTCGATAGTTGCGTTATCGCCAAAAGGTCTACTGTTGTAATCGACATCAACACCGATCACACCGAATTCATCACCATTAGATCTTCGAATATCATAATCACCACTAAACCCGTAGTAATCAAATGGAGTTACGCTCAAGAATCCGAATTCAGTATTGACTTCGGTAATGATACCTTCTATGTTAGAAGTTACTTCTACAATCGTTTCACCTACAGAAAATACACCTGCTGCACCAGGATCAGTCAAGCGAATAAGTTGATTTCGTCGATCTAGAGGTTTAATCACATCATCTTCTGCGACTGCCCAAACTTGGTTTTGATATAAAGAACCTGGAGAAACATTGTCGAATCTCCCTATTCTACCGATAGTGATGTCTTGAATGTCAAAAGCCTGATTTAGAGGAGTCAACAGATTTACAGGAGAAGCGGGTCCCGACATCGGTGCTGCGGTCTCATAGTCAGCAGCGTTGATACTTACACCTAAGAAAGGAGCAACAAGATCTGTGATTAAGCTAGCAGTCGAAGTGTTCGTAAGAGAGCCGACTATAACATCAGTAGTACTGCCGGTGTCAGGATATAAAAGACCCGGAGAAGATTCGTTTTTAGGTACCACACCTACTGGGAAGAATGTGATGTTGATGTCGTTTCCATCTTCATCGAATCGATCTAATGTACTAATTGGAGTACCGAATGAAAAAGCTTGTCCTGAATTCATTCTAACTCCGAGAGAAGTGACGCTTTGGCCGATAACTATACCTTGATTTCCAAGTCCATCTTCAAGTCTTTCATAGACTACGAAGTCTTGACTTGGATTTTCTAAAATGAGAGTCTGATTTGAAACGAGCAATCGAGTATTTTCAACGCTGTAACCATATCCTCCATTTACTAATGTATAGTTAATTTGTCCTGATAGTTGATTTGATATCGAAGTAACGATAGCTTTACCACCTTCGCCGTATTCAGACACGACATCAAGAACATCACCAACTCTGTTTCCAGCAGTAACTGTTCCATCATCGTCAACTAAGAACTCGCTTAACGATCCGTTCACTACGCCGAATTCTACTACTTCACCATTAATGTTCGTAAAGATGTTATCGTATCTTTCAAAGTTTCCTTGAACAGAATCAATATAAACGATCGGTGTTTTAGTTCCGTTTAATAACATCCAGTTAACACGAGATACTGCAGCTTTTGCTCCGGATGCAGAACCAGTAATGTTCTTTGAAATCAGATCTTTATAACTGTATTGCTTCTCTGTCTTAGAAAGAAAAACATTTGTGTTTGGAAATAATTGTAAATAAGTTCCTTGTCTCCAAATCGAGTTAGATATTTTAAGCATCTTCTCAGCAGGATATACGATTTCAACATCGAACTCTTGATAAAATATGGCAAAGAATAATTCGATACCAGCAGGTGTACCTTTACGTCTATACAAGTCAAGAATGTTCTTGACAATGAATGTAACAATGTTTTCTTTAAGTGGAAGATCTGCTAAGAATTTTTTCTTGAAAAAAATTACCATTCTAGACAAAGTAGTATCGATATCACGATACTCGAACATGCGTCTAGACACATAGGTCGACTGATTCGACTGAGTCTCTAAGAACGTGTAATAATCTTTTACAAGTTGAACGAGCTCAGCTCCTTCTTCCTTATAGATGCCAGGAAACTGTTGCTCGATGAATATCGATATATTCTTTTCTATTTCCATCTAAGAGATTCCACTCTTTATGCTGTGCTTGAAGCTGTTGTCGAAGGTGCTCGCTCTTCTAAACTCATATTCACTTTTACATCATTATCTCTAACGATAAAGACTCTGCCTTTCGGTGCTTTAACATCACTCTTCTTAACTCTCGCCATAATCTTAATACCGCTACCTGAAAAACTTTCAACTGCAAAGTTAGATAGTTTTACTTCACCCGTTACATAGTTAACAGTACCAGCGTTAGGATTAATAATCTGAGGATTTGAAGGATCGTCCGTTACAGTCATCATATTACCTAGGCCATCATCTTGCAAGAATACACACACTCCATCAACGTCAAATTCGTTACTTCTGATGGCTGGCTTATATTCAGTAAATCCATTAGAACTTCTGAATGGATATGGCTTAATTAATTCTGCTTCAAACTTAAATGTTGGGCTTGTAACAAGATTTAGAATAGGCGCATACTCGATGATGGGCATGATAGTAATGCTGTTGCTTTGAATACCAACGTCAACATCGTCGATGAGAGAAGAAAGCTTACTCTTACGTAAAGTAGTATTGAAGTTTTCTAAGTTCTCATTTGAATATGATTGCACCGCTGAGCGTATCAAGGTTTCAAGTTGTGCTGCGCCTTTTTCTGTATTCTTATTCGTATAAACTGCATCGATCTCAATGTCTGCGTATACGAATTTAGTTTGAACGAATATTGGTTCGATACCAAGAGGGCTTCGATCACGCAAATATTCGAGATAAGAACTAGATAGTGTCGATGAGATTAATTGAGTCTGATCGTTTAAATAAATCGATATTGCGACTTTACCGAACTGAGGAGGATCGAGTTCTTCACCACCGTAAGCTGAAACCGCTGTAATTTCTGGAAAAGCTTGCTGAAGTAGAACTTCATAGTCGCTAGTAGTAACGGCGCGTTCTTGAATCTGTAAAGCTTTAGGAGCAAAGTATCGAATGCTCTCCATCGACTCTCGCTCTTGCCCACCAGAAGCTGGACTGATCGTTAAAACACTTATAGATGCACCTTCAACAAAACTAGCAGCAAAAGTATTTGCACCGTTCGGCTCAGCACCTGAACAAATACGATATCTTACACGGACATCTTCGAAAGCTTCTGGTTGAAGACCGAACTCGTTTTTACCAAAGTAAATTGCATAACGATCGTCGAGGTAAGCTTCTAAATAGAATACTTTATCTGTAGGTCTTACACCGAATATAGTGTTTGCTCTTGTAAAGACATTCTGATCTTCTGTCGCTTCAGCGTCTACGAATACGACAATAGAATCAGTATCAACTTCGTTGTTTGTAAGTTGCACTCGAAGAATACCGTCCGCATCCACGATGAAGCCTTCACGAGTAAAGCTTGCTAACATTTGTCCTTCAAATATCTCGACGTTGTCTGCAACATAAACGCCAGGTTCGGTACGTCTAGCAACGTATGTTTGATTCGTTACGAAGTTATAGAGTTCGCCTTGGTAGTTAGCTGAAAAGTTTGTGTAGGTGGGAATCGCGATTGTTGAAGCAGTTTGAGTCTCGTCTGTGATTGTTACTTGAACGACTGCTTTCGCTGATTTACGAGATCTTGGAATATAGTTAAGTTCTTTTGCATGAGAAACGATACTGTTCTTTAAGACGGCCGAGTCAAGAAACATCTCGTTAAGAGCCATGTTCGTATAGAAGTTATTTTGAAACGAATTAAACGCTAGAACATCAAGCATAACACTCAAGTTACTACCTTCAAAGTTATAATCTTTGAACTGAGTCTGTGTTTGCAGATATGTTCTAAGCTGTTGTTTGATCGAATCAAAATCTAATTCGGTTATCGGCGTTTTTATACTGGCCATCTTATCTTACCCTTGTTAAAATTAAGTCTAGTGTAACGGGGATGTCTGAATTTCTAACATAGAATTCTACTATCACGCTGACTCGATTGTCGTCGTATTGAGAAGAAGCGGTCACACCAATTAATATCGCTCGCGGCTCATAGGTCTCTATAGTAGTTTTAACTCGGCTCTCAATTAAATTTAAAATACCTGGTGTGATGTTTTCAAATAAAAGACCGCGTATGCCTCCACCGATGAATGGTTGCATGAGTCTCTCACCAGGATCAGTAAGTACTAAATTCTTTATTGATTGTTTAACAGCATCTTCGTCTTTAACGAGCGCTAAATCTTTAGATATAGGACTAATCGTCAGATCTTTCTTAAAATCTGAATATAGATTTTGTTTTTTACTAACTGGTGTTTTTAATGTTAGTGTCATCTTGGAATTTCTCTTATATCTAAGTGAATAGCATCGTCGTATACGACAACACCTTTAAATCCGTGCTTTAAAGCAGCTTCGGTGAAAGCATCAACATCAGTCATATCTTTCTTAATATCTATAACGAAACCACTCAAATGACTATTATCAGGATCGTACTCTTTCTTATCATTCCAGTCTTTGCTATACCAGCCTTCAATAATTGTATATTTGCCGCCGAGCTCATCATATATTCTTTTCAAATATACTTTTACATCTAAATCAATTCGGCTGTAACCGTAGATACCTACACCTTCTTTCTCGTCTTTCCACTCGCCCTCGACCTTGAGCCAGTCAACCTTTCCGGACCATACCTTACCACATGTAGGTAAAGAACCGTACTCAGCTATAGTTATAGGTTCTATAGTTACAGGTTCTTCACCAGTTGGAGTGATTCGCTCTCCGCCGTCCCCGCGCCATAAAGCTCTTAACTTATTTATCGATTCTTTGCGGCGTTCTTCTGATAAACGTATTGCTCCATTTCTAATTGCTGTAGAAGTGTTCATGTTCGAAATATTCTTAAGACGATTTACTATTCGTTGGTGTCTCTGTGTATATTCGTCTAGTGGTCTCTTAATGTCTTTTAGCAGAGCTTCGATGTTCGTAGCAAGAGCGCAGAATCTATATACTAAGAATTGAATCTGTGCGAGAGTAGGACTTTCGAACATACTAACAGCATAATCAATTAAACCACGAATTTTTTGTTTGATCGTTTTCTTATTCTCGTCAGTAAAGAAAGCACAAAGTTGTTCTTTAGTTGTTAAAATCGCTTTAGCGCTAGCGACACCTCCTACTGTAAACTCAGCCATTACGTTTTCTATGTTAAAGTTATTAATTGCGTCGACAACGTCTTGAATGACCTGATCTACTACATCTTCTAGTTTTCTTTTTATTTCGTCGATCAGTTTTTCCTTTATTTCTCCTTCAGCAACCTCTCCGAATCCATCGAAGTTTCTGACTTTATCGATAAAAGCAGCAGCATCAGTAATGATGCCGTCTACAACACCGATCAGATCATAGAAAGCGTCGATTTGCTGGAAAATATTTTCCATTGTCGCACAAAAGCCACCCATGATGCTCTTAGAGAACGAGTCTTTGTAGTAGTTGTTAAGTTGTCTAGTGAGCTTAATAAAATCTATTTGATCAAGAATATCAGTAGGCGTATAGTTAGCGACTCGCATAAAGTCAGCAGCTTCAAGATTTGTGATGTTTCCTCTATCCCATCTTCCTTTAAGCTCTGGATAGTCTTGTAGAGAATTAGCAACTCTATCTTTAAAATCGTTGTTTATGTAAGCTACTGAATCATAAAATGTATTGCCGTATCTGTTAACCGCGACGCTGATTGGATTGTTATCAGCTTCTGCTATAATGTTAGCGGCAAGCTCGTTTGCAAACACGTCAATCTGATTAAAAGTGAACGCGCCTCTCGCATCAACTGTTGGTCCAGTGGCAGCGGCTAATTTATTTAAAGTCGTTTGATCTGTATAATCTACACATCTAGTCATGATTAACCTCCGACCGGAGTAATTTCACCAGTGACAGGATCAATTACGTAGTTTGATTCGTCAAAAACAGTCTCTACTACTTCAGGTTCTGGTATGTCTACAGGAGGAATTACGATCTCGCCATTCTCACCAAATTGGAAATTAGTGTCATTCGCTTCGTTGATAATGTCGAGAATAGTGTTCTCTCCAGTAATCTTACTAAGACTATCGAAGAATCTCTTATCTCGTGCTGTATCACCAAGAGGTGCTGAGTAACCAGCATTGCTGCCAAAAAGATTATAGTCATTTGCGAGAAGACTGTAAGAAGGACTTACCGGCTCCGGAGCTTGTACGCGCTTGATACCATAACCACCAGTTCCAAGAGGATTAGGAATACCGAGAGCAGCGAAAGGACTCGTTAACACTCCAGTGAAGAAGTCTACGATATTGCCGTTCGGTGAAGGATATGCCCAACCAGAGAACGAAGAACCAGGAACCGGAGGCGGAATAAGCAAGCTTTGTGCAGGTGGTATCTTCAATGGTATCGTCGGAATCGCAATGACCGGAGGAGGCACAACTGCAGGTGTACTTCCGATAGGGCCTGTATAACTTGCAGCTCTAAGACGCACATGATTTGATATTCCGAAAGTAGCTACAGCCGCGCTCATTGCTGTAGCTTGTAGTGTCGTAGCATTAACATTCGTTCCTGTTACTACACCGCCATTGATGATATCTGCATTCCAGAATCCGTTAAAGCTTCCGTATGTCGGAAGACCTGCAAATCCTGCCATATTAATAGTAGTAGCCGTTAAATGGAATCCTGGAGTACTTAGTGAAGCACCATTTAGAGGATTCGGTGGTATCAAACCATGAGCTGACATAATAATGTTGCTCGCCTGCATATGAATATCCATGACCGTCGTGAACTTGATGCTCTTGTTACTGTAAACATCGAAGTTCATTAGAGCTGTATTCTTAATGTTCGCTGAAACGAAATTCAATTGCTTCTCAGCTTCGAATTGAATCTCAGACTTACCAAATAGTGTTAGTGTGTCAGAGTTCGCTTCGATTTTAACATTCGCTGCTCGAGTTTGTAAGCTCGTTCCTGCAATCTGGAATAAGTTCTGACCAACATTTACTTCATGGTTACCATGAACTAAGAGTTTATAGTCGCCCATAATCTCTTCGGTCTTATTACCTTTCACATACACATGGGCATTACCGTTGATTGTTACAACGCTGTGCCCCGAAGACTCATGCTTAGTTCCAATATTATTTTCATAACGATCACCCATTGCTTTTTCAGTTGTGGTGCCTTTAGAGTCTATCTGTATGAATGCTCCTGACACGTGGTGTATCATTATTCGTTCATTACCAGGAGTGTCGTCGAGCTCTATAGTATGTCTTGCTGTTTCAATAACTCTGTTGTAAGGATATTGTGCTGCGTATGCTGAAGCTGGTTGTGACCAAGTTTTATCAGAGTTCGCTATCTTTTGAGGCGGTATGACGTTTGAGCTAACAGCTTCATGATATGTTTCTTGAATCCTTTCGCCTCTTCCTACTTTAGATCTTTGATGTTCACCAACATCTTCAGGTCTAAACCCTTTTGCTAACAGATCACCATTTTTTACTGGAATGACTCCCCAGCCGTCCTTACCTGGCTCATGGTCTTCAAGATATTGTGTAGGAATCATTCCTAGTACTAGAGGATGCTGAGCTTCCTCTCCGTCTAAGAACACGCCGAAAACGAAAGAGTTGAGTGGAGGAACCGGATCATCTGCGGTGTAAGCACCACTCACGCAAATGGCCCAAGGAAGTTCCCAAGGCTTAATTTCTGCGTTTGATCCGTGCACGCCGAACGCGCGAACTCGAACTCGACCTTGAAAAGATTTGTCGTCGTTATCTTCAACGACACCAACAAAGAACATTGGATTTGTAATTCCTACTCCTCTCATTATCCAGACCTCACTTCAGAATTTTGTCTATTATCAGAACCAGCATCACTCCAGTCATATTTAAATAGTTGTAAATGTGTAGCCATAATATCGCTATCACATGAGTTGACTATGTGAGTTATTAGATATCTTCCGCTCAGTTGATCGTTTAATAATACTTGGTTGGTGCTCTGGTTTAATTCTCTAATTCTTATAAAGACAACATCACCTGGACTTAAATCTAATCTTCCAGAAGTCATTGCAGTAACTGAAGTCGATTGCAAGTGATTGTTATACATTACTCTCGATGCAACTAGATCTCTAAAATTCTTTTCTCCACCGAATGCTTTAGCGTCATAAGTATCTCTGTAATCTCTCACTATTAGGTATTGTGGCGCATTGGTTTCGTTATATGTAGCATCGACAAAATCTTTCGTGTGTACGTCAGCAGACCAACTAGACTCTTTTCCAGTACTATCTTTAAACATACCAGCATCATAAGAATAGTTATATTTTTTTGCTGTATGATTTAACAAGTCAATTTCTACGAATGAAGTTCTATAAGCACCTCTTGCGAGATCTCTAGCCGAATCAACTCTAGTGGTATTAGTAAATGATTCTAAAGATCGAACCTGTTCAGTCACATTTAAAGGATCTAAATCTACCTGCGCCGAATAGTTCAATATATTTTTATTGGAAATACCATTTAAAGTAGCGCGCTCAAACATCCACTCGTCACTTACGAAATAAAACCCGTCCCAAGTTTCGAAAAATCTAAAAGACGAAGACTTTGATTGTGTGTTTGAAAAGGCTCGCTTAACACACATACCCATCGCTTCTGAAGCAGAATATTTCGGTATAGTGAAAGTTGTTGTAGCTTCTGTTTTCTGCAAAACAAATTTTCTTTCTTGTTCACCTTCAATGTTGTAAATGCTAGTATTTTCTGGCAACTTTACATTATCTGTTTTTGACGTAGTGTAAGCTCTAAGTTTAGCGATGTACTCTTGAAATATCTCTTTAACTATTGTTGAAACGCTCTTGTTTGTATAAGCTCTAATTATTGACTTAGTGAATCCGTTCCAACTCGGTTTAGAAATCCAACGAAGTGTGTAAGTGACACCTTTAGTATCTGGTGCTGGATTAATGTCGTCGATCCTATAGATCACAGCTTTAATTTTACGAACAGTTTGAAGGTCATAACACTTAATTTCAAGATCTAGTGTTTCTTCACCTCTTAGAGGAAGTCTCTCCATGAAACTCTGATTGTCTAGCACAGTGATACTACCAGTCAAAGATACTTTTGAAATACCATGTTCGATATCGAAGGCGCCGATAATAGGAGATATGTCTTCGCCTGCAGTGCTTTCCTTTCCATAAGGAGAAATAACTGCTTTAACTATTTCACATTTTCCTGGACTAAATTCTGACATGAGCCTTATTCTGTGCTAACTGAACGAGAGAATTCACGAGTGATTTGTTCTAAGTATGCTTTATCGAACAAATAGATCTCTTTTTTGTTTTCGTTCAACGTATTTTCATAATCATAAATTCTATACGGTTCCCACTCTTCAGGAATGATGCGCTTGATGATGATCTTTCGACCAGTCTCTGTTCTTAGAATGACGCGGTCTTCTCGACGAAGATAAATCGTTCTAAAAGATTCTGGTGCTAATATAATTTCTTCTACGGCCATTTATTATACTCTCTTTACATAATACAGGATGTTGTCATCATTGTTAGGATCTTGAATCCAGTCGATAACATCTTCACCGACTTCACCTGAGATCTCTGTATACTTATCTACGAGGTAAGCGTTAAAAGTTTTCGGATCCATAGGCCACTCATAATAAGGATCAATAATGTTGTTCGCCATGTATACTAGCCAAATGTAATCAACTGAACCATAATACCATCTTGCGACGTCTTCTGCGCGCTCACCTTCTTTAACTGTATAAGGATAGTAAACGTAAGGGTTGTTAGCTACAGCTTTAATGAAAGCAGATCTTCGAGTAATATCGCGAACACGGCGTCCTTGATATTCTATGATTGGAAAGTTTTCAAAGTATTTCATTTTTTTCCCCTACACACGACATTAATTATTGACTAGAACTAGAATTTTTATTCTCACTAGACTTTGTCTGTGAATCTGTGTAATCTTCAGCAGTTTGAATGCTGAGCTCTTTAAATGTTATTGAAAGAGTTACAGAAGCTGGAACACCGCCTTTGATAATACTTACCTGAGGACCGCCTCCAGAATAATCTACTGTTACGTCAGATATCATGGCTCTCTTAAATCTTAAGAAGTGTTCTTCTTGAACACCGAGTAGACTCAATTCTACTACTGAAGGATAACCTAAGAACGCGCGCTCTAATCCTTCGATGCCGGCGACTCCGCTAACTGAAGGTAACATTTTTCTCTTTAGAAATCTAACGATTTCTGTAATCTTTTCTGTGTCTGATTTATTAGCAGGAAAGAGTTCCCACTCAAACGAATACTCTCTTAGATTAACACCTTCAAAAGCCAGTGTTTGCTGAGGATTAACAACCTTTCCGAAAACGGTGCCGGCAGTTTTTGCGAGATCTCCACTGATATATTTCTGTGCCAAGTATGCAGCAATCGATTTTGCATCATTTATTTCCAAGGCCTTGAGCGCTTCTTCTGCCGATGTTAAGAATCCTTTCTCACCAATGCTCTTCCCCAAATTATAAGCACCATCTAAAGCTTGATTTGCTATTCCTGCCATTGCGTCCATCACACCTGACATCGATGATTTATCTTTCAATATTCCAGCAGCTCCTGAAG